GTCGCGAATCATATTGGAGAACGAGGAGACATGATCAATAGATCACTCCAGGTTTGAAAATACAGTTCTCAGAAATTCAGAAGAAGTTAAGGAAATATACTCATTAATTGAATTAAAAACAATAGAATTTGCTTTTAATGAATTAAATGAAGTAAAAATTCCTTTTCAACTCACCTTACTAGAGGGACTAGATTTCTGAATTGGCACAAGCCTTTTCACTTCTAATTCCTTAAGATCAAATTTCAAAGAAAAATTTGTAAGAATTTTTTTAGAATAATTTTCTAAAAAATAATTAAAATCGTTCAATGATTTTGGATCTCCAGTAAAAGGATCAGTAATAGTATTTATCTTTGGATTAAAATCTGTTTTAAAAACTCTATAAATAGAGAACAGAGTTAATCAAAGACGAATAACTGTTAAAGATCCTCGACAAATCGAGGCTCGGTCAGCTAATTTAATACAATTAGGTAGACCGGACTTCGAAAGTCTGGGTAAAGGTAAGTCAGGTTCAATCTCTCTCAAACTTGAGAAAGGTTGTCCCGCTATCTTTTTTTGAACCGCTAGTTGACAAGCTTTTAGATATTTCGTTGTCATAATTTCGCCGTGGTTCTTATTAAATCTAATAATGAACTGGGCAAAATTATGCATCATTCTAATACGGTTAGTCTCTTTAGTGTTATTAAATATGGTTTGGAGGATTCTCCTACCAATATCTAGGAACACTAACTTCAGATGTTTTTCATCTGAAAGTGAGATCATACTACCCGCCTTGTACACAGTTTTATAAAGCTTAAAATTTTTAAAGAAAGATGTAGAAAAATTGTTATTTTTTTGCATTTTATTTAAAACATTTTAAGTCCTGAGTCTTTCGACTGGGAAACTCACTCATATCGAAAGGAAATTGGATATTTGATTATAACTTTTAAGAGGTATAGATCCCTCTATTTTATAACTGATTCCAAATCCCAACAATATAGGGTGGCTTCTTTAATAATTTTCATTATTAAAGGAATTTATAAAACCTAAATACAGGGGCAGGTAGTACTTACGCTGATCCCTCTCGAAAGAGGGGACGTCAGACCATAAGGTACTACCCGAATAGATTGATAAAAAGATATCAAGCTTCTATTCTAGCTTCGGAACACATTAAATCAAGTATCAAGATCACAGAGAGTTAAATCTCTGTCTTGAAAACTCAAGATAATGGTTACATAATTT